AGGCAGGGCAACTCAACGAGAAGATTGATATCTACCGTCCCACAAGGACTATCAATCAATTTGGCGACGTCATCGAAACCTATGCGGAGTGGAAGATGGGCGTGCGCTGCAGCATCCTCTCTCTGGGAACGCCTTCGGCTGGTGCATCGGAATTTACCGATGACGATCAGGAGGTGGGTGAGATGAAGGCTGAATTCAAGTGTCGCTGGGTCAGCGACATCAAGTTTGACGACGTCATCGTATGGAACGGTGGCCACTTCAACTTGTACTCGATTTTGCCCATTGGTCGCCGCGAGGGTATGCGTCTGCGCGCCCGTCGTCGCGACAATGGGAACCTACCTATTACTGGTCACACCGAAACTAACCCAACTATCTGATGGCTAGTTCTGGTGGATACAAAGCGAACTTCTACCTGACCGGCTTCAAGCGGTCCGATCCCTTTGCTACGCGCTTGCGTCAAATCAAGAGCATAGCTAACAGGAAGAAGGTCATCTTCCGAGCTATGGCTAACGCTGGGCAATCTATGCGTGATGCCATGGAGGCTGGCGCCCCCGTGAGGACGGGTGTGCTGAGCCAGTCGTACAGGATCAGAAGACTGAAAAACACCCCACAGTTTGTATTCGGTGTTCGCATCGGTGCAATCAGTGGACCCCGAGTCGTGTCGCCAGGCATGCTGGACAACGCTAAGATCGATGGTTACGATGAAGGCGATCAGTTCCAGATGGCGGGGTGGCGCGATCACTGGGCTGAGTTAGGGACTAGGTACCAACGTGCCCAACCCCACGTTCAGCCAGCAATTAAAAAACACCTTTCCACATACAACCTTCGTTTGCGTAGGGCTCTGGCGGAGATCTTCCAGACCAAGTTCTACAAGAAGATGGTTGGTCAGGTATAAAACAAAAACATGGCACTACTAAACGCAAACTACCTTGGGCTTTATGCCTTTGCCGACTCGGGGCAGACCTCAGCGTACCGAGTCGTTGACAACTCTAGCCTTTCTACTGCAAAAACAAACTTTCTCTCTGCCGCCGCTAATGGCGAGTACGGTCTTCTCGTAAACGGTAACGACCTGTGGGAGGATACAGGCAGCGTCCCCGCTATTGGTTACGACAACTCTAGCGCTTGGGCTAACGCTGCAGGAAGTCTCGACCTCCTCGCTGCCGCGACCTCCACCACCCTCGATATGAACAACTCTATCGACGAGGTGGTAGCTAAGAGCACCCAGTGCAACTCCGAAACCTACATCGTAGGCGGGGCACAGGCGTGGAGCTTGTCTGCTGACGGTTTGATTCAAGACACTATTTCAGGCAGCCAGATGGGGGCTACAGCACTCATGGACATCGCTCGAGCCAGTGAGTATGTAATCGTCCGCTTCGTCCTCGATGTCACCGACAAAGACACGGCTGGAACTAATGAGAATCAAGTCAACTACATTGGTCAAGGCATCATCGAAAACGTAAGTCTCACCGGCGGATTTGACGACACGGCGACGTACTCTGTTACTGTTCGTGGATACGGCAAGTTGTACCGCTATAACAACGCAAGCTAAGAAATCATGGCAGTAATTAACGCAAACTGTTTGGCTATCTACTACGACAGCCAAAACTCACAAAGCAAGGCCACGGTACTTGGCCCATATGCAAATATCTCCGAATACGAGGGGACCTCGCCTGGTGCCACTTCAAACATCATCCTTGCTGACGATGATGCTAGTAGCGGTGAACGAAACATCTTTACCGGCTACGGCTCAACAGATGAATTAAACCTTTGGACTGAGTACCCTCTCACCTTGGCTGGCGCGGCCACTACGAGCTCAGTGGACTTGTCTAATACTGTTGACAACGTAGCTCGCGATGGCTCTGGCGGTGTCCTTCAGCAGGCCACCCAGGAATGGAGCTTGACGGCTGACGGATTGATCGAGTCTAGCGGCGATGCTGGTGAGAGCCTCATGGACCTCGCCCGCAACAAGTACTACGTCTTCGTGAAGTTCTCTATCGACAAGAACGGTGTTGCTACCGACTACGTTGGTCAGGGAATCATCGATAGCGTCACGCTCTCTGGCGGAGTTGATGAGATCGCTACGTACAGCGTCTCTATCACGGGTGTAGACGCACTCTTCAAAGCATAATAACCCGGGGCGGCGGGAACGCTCGTCGCCCCTTTTTTCTCCAACCACATGAATACTCTTCGAGGACAATTTTCTTTTGAGCTCGGCAAGAAGAAGTACCAAGCTTCTTTGACACTTAACGCTCTCCGTCTTATGTGCAATGCCATGGGCGTAAAGCTGGCTGACATCGACAAGTGGCTCAATGACGATCCATTGACGGCGGTGCCAGCTTTTGCATACTATGGCGTTAAAAACGAATCGGCGCGAAAGGGCAAGGACTCTGGCCTTCCAGACTTTGAGCAATTCTGCGCTCTCGCTCTCGACGATCAGGAAACGCTTGACGCTATGATGAAGGCAGTCACAGTGGCTCTTGGTGGCCAAGAAGACGAGGAGCCCGAGGGAAACTAACGCCCCCCGAGACAGACTCGTCTGAGGTTCTTACGTGGAACAGCCTGTACAAGGCTGGACTCATGATGGGACTCAAGCCCGACGAGTTTTGGGGGTTGACCTTAAGGGAGTTCTCTTGGATGAGGGAGGGCTACATGCAAGACATGAGTCATCGATGGGATCACACCGCATCGATTCTATGCATGATAGCCAACGTCAACTCGGCCAAGGGCAAAACGTTTAAGCCGGATGATTTCCATCCGTTTAGCAAAAAGTCTAATCAGGGAGTTCGCAACAAAGAAGAAGCTGCTGCGCTCCTGGAGAAAATGAGAAACTTCAATGCCTAGTATTACAGGTGCCAGTAGGCTAGCGGCCATTATGACCCTCGACCTCCGTCCGTTCTTGAAGAACACGGAGATCGCAAAGACTAAGCTTTATCAGTTTCAACAGCAGGCCCAGGCTATTGGTTCGGGGACTCTCCGCACCATTGCCCTGGGCTTTGGCCTTGTAGGACTTGCTGCCATCGATGTAGCTAAGGACTTCAATGAGATCGAGTCTCAGCTCCGCGCCATCGGCGGTAGAGACAACATCGACAAGGTGATCGACCAAGCCCGTGAGCTGGGTCGTACCACCAAGTTCACCAGTACCGAGGTGGTGACCCTCGGCCTGGAGCTACGTAAGCTCGGTTTCGATGCCGAGCGCGTTACGGGCGCTATGACTGTAGCCACCAAGCTTAGTCAGCTCTTTGGTGGTGAGCTATCGAAGGTGGGTGTCACCATCGCCGAGGTGCAGCGTCAGTTTAAGGGGGCCAACGGAGAGCTTCGGTCGTTTGAAGATATCGGCGACATCTTCGCTGTAGCATTTAAGGAGAGCGCCCTTGATATCACGAACCTCGGTGGCGCCCTCAAGAACGTAGGTACGGTAGCCAGCCAGTCGGGTCTCACGTTGGAGAAGACTGTGGCTTTGCTTGGGGGCCTGGCCAACTCGGGACAGAAGGCCGAGCGTGCTGGTACGCGTCTCAAGACTACGCTTATCCGTTTGGGTCGGGAGTTTGGATTCACGGAGGATCAGACTCGGCTCCTTCAATCTGGAACGCTGGATATTGCTCAAATCTTTGACTTGCTCAAAAACAGGGCTGGTCTTGCGGGTGCCGTGATTAGCCAGAACTCCAAGGAGATCGCCATCTTGGAGGAACGCCTACTGGACGCTAAGGGAGCTTTGGACGCTATGTCTCAGGGTCTTGAGGGCGAGCTGTTTATCAGCGTAGCTAAGGTCAAGGCCGGCCTTGAAGATATGGCCATCACCCTTGGCGACGCCTTGGCTCCGTATGTGGAGTCTTTATCTGAGTCAGTGTCTGACTTCGCCAAGTATTTTGACGGTCTCTCACTATCGACAAAAGATTCGATAGCTCAACTTACAATTCTGTCGGTCCTTCTGCCAGTTTTGACTGCTGCTTTTGCGGGACTTATAGCTGCTTCACTTGCTCTTTGGGCTAATCCAGGCATTGCTGCTATAGCTCTGCTTGCGACTGTTTTCTTGGACTTGCAAATCAAGGCTGCTGCATACAGGAAAGAGCAAGAGCAACTGAACAAGGCGTTTAGTCAGTACTATGACCTGATGGTTGGGGTCAATGAAAATGGCGATACGATTTTTGACCCACGCCTTCTTGCCGAAAGTAGCACTCAGGCTCTAGAACAGGTTCTAAAGAACACGGAGACTGCTATCGAAGCTGCTCGAAAAAGAGTTGAAAGGGCAGAAGAGCAGAGGCAAAGAGCTATCAACAGAGCTATCGCATCGGGTCAGGCAGCGGCTGCCGCAAGCCCTCTTTTGGCCGATGATACCGCTGCAACTAAGAGGACAAGAAAGGAACTTATTTCTTTATATGGCCAACAGTCCGACTTGCTTGACATCTTAGAGAAGAGAGAGGATCGATTGCTTGACTTGGCGGACGAAAGGCTTGAGGTAGCTAGACGTTATTCAGAGTCTTTGGGATTAAATAACGAGCTGACGCTCAAATTCCAAGAGACCTGGTACAAGACAGGCAGCACGATTGCCGAAGCACTAGGTAAATTTGGTTTTGCTGTAGATGATCTTGAGGTTGTAAGAGAGAAGATTGAGCAGATCAATGACCTCTCGTTCCTAGATATTTTAGCTGATGGATTCCCAACAGATCTGGTTGACGGGATTCTCGATAAAGGTTCTCTTGAAGATCAGAAGAAGCTTGTTGAGGCTATTGTAAAAGAGCTTGAAAAAATTGGTCTTGAAGCGGTTGGTGAGGATGCAGTCGACTTTGCTAAACTCTGGGAGGAGGCGTCTAGGTCTTACGAGGCTACTCTTAAAAAGCTGGCGGCTCGTATTGAGCTGAAGGGCATTGTAGACGCGAGGAAGGAGGCTATCGGCTTGGCTGAGTCCATGAAGGAGCTCGGTCTATCTACTGAGGACGCCTACCTCAAAAGCAAACTTACCGCATATACGTCCGAGCTGGAGGGCTTGCTTGGCATGGGGTATAGCGAGACGGGCAAGACCGTTGTAGACCTCACCAAGAAGATCGAGGATCTAAACAAGGAGATAGGCGCCCTGTCGGCTAAAAACGCCCTGGAACAAGCCCTGGGGGCTCCTGAGGACGTAGAGTTGTATGCCCAGAACTTGGGCATATTCACCAAGTCTCTTGCTGGCCTAGCCTCGTTGGAGACAGCTCGGCTCAAGTCCGATCTAGACGCTATCTATGCAAACTTCAACGATCCCAACGGCACAAAGACTGTAGAGGACCTAGAGAAGGCTATTAAAAAGTGGCTCCAAGCCTTGGACGCGCAAGAGTTCCTGGAGGAGAAGGAGAAGATTGACGATGCTCTAAAGGATCTGGTACCCAAGTTTAAGAGCCTTAATGAAAGCATCAGGCTTGGCGATCTAAACCAAGAGGAC